TCCACTTGCTGCAGCAGGGGATCGAGCCGCTGCCCCAAGTGTGCTCTCCCCTGCCCCTACAACGTCTGGAGGGCTCAAAAGGAGAGCGTAAGCCATGAAGGAATCTGTCGTCACGAAGTTAGTCAAACCTCCCTTCATCATCTTCGCCGTTTTGTTTGTTGCGTTCCCTGCGTACGCCCAATGTGGTTGCGATTTCGGTTACACCTACCGTTCCTACGCCCCTTCGTACTCCTACTACACCCCCTCGTACTCGTACGAGCCTTCGGTGGTCGAGTACGCCACCCCTGAGATCCTCTACGAACCAGAACCCACCTACTCCGTACGTCGGTACTGGGCTCCTCGATCCTACTACGGATGGGGACGTTGGAGTTCCATCTGGGCCCAGGCGAAAGCCAAGGACAAGGCGAAAGCCAAAGCCTCAGCCTCCGCTCCTGAAGGCCTCAAGCTCTCCAAGGTCGCTGATAAGGTCGCTGATAAGGTCGACAAGTGCAACCTTCGCGAGTACTTCGTCCAGGAGAAATCCGTCGGCCGTGATAAGGCCCAAGCCGTCATGCGCAAGCTTTGCTCTGACTGAGATTGTCAGCGCCCATGTCAACCGAAGGCATAGAGGTCCACCCGTCACTGGTTGAGTGGCTCGCATCAGTGACGGACGATCCCTATGCCTTCGTTATGGGTGCCTTCCCGTGGGGGACCGAATCGACGAGGCTCGAACATGAAACAGGTCCGGAAGACTGGCAAAAGGCCCTCCTCTGCCGCATCCGCGACGGCCTCCTCACTCCGTCCCAAGCCATCCAAGAAGCCACTGCCAGCGGCCACGGTGTTGGCAAATCCGCCTGCGTTGCGTGGATCATCCTCTGGGGGATCTCCACCCTTACCGACACCAAGGGCGTCATCACCGCCAACACCGAAACCCAGCTCAAAACGAAAACCTGGGCCGAACTTGGCAAGTGGTACCACCTCTTCATCGCCCGAGACCTCTTCAAGCTCACCGCCACCTCCCTCTTTCATCCTGAGCGAGAGCGAACATGGCGAATTGATATGGTGCCTTGGTCGGAGCGAAACACTGAAGCCTTTGCTGGCCTTCATAACAAAGGCAAACGAATCATCCTCATCTTCGACGAAGCCTCGGCAATTCCAGATGTCATATGGGAAACTTCCGAAGGAGCCCTGACCGACGAGAACACCCAAATCCTCTGGCTCGTATTTGGAAATCCCACCCGCAACACTGGCCGCTTCCGTGACTGCTTCCCAGGCGGATCCTTCTCCGACTGGTGGCACTCCAATCGCGTTGATAGCCGTTCCGTCCGCTTTACGAACAAGGAACAAATCCTCAGATGGGAGCGTGCCTACGGTCTCGACTCTGACTTCTTCAAAATCCGCGTTCTTGGGGAATTCCCACGTGTGGGCGAGATGGAATTCTTCTCGACCTCCGACGTCGAAGCAGCAATGGTCCGCGAAACCACGCTCCTCCCAAGCGATCCTCTGGCCTTGGGTGTCGACGTTGCGAGGTACGGGAAGAATGCGAGCGTCTTGTTCTTCCGTAAAGGACGGGACGCTCGCTCTATTCCCCGTCAACGCTATCAAGGGCTCTCCACCGTCACGCTAGCGGACAAAGTTCATGAGGCGCATTTTCAATATCACACTGACGGCCTTTTCGTTGACGGTGGCGGCGTCGGTGGTGGCGTTGTCGATAATATTCGTGCAAAGCATCTATACTGCTACGAAGTTCAGTTTGGTGCTAAGGACGATACTCCTCATACCGTGTTCGGCTCAAACGGTGAACGATACGCCAACAAACGCAGTGGCATGTACGGTGCCGCTAGGGCCTGGCTTGCTCATGGCTGCCTACCGGAAGAAGCGGATTTCAAACGCCAATTCGCCTCCATCAAATACACCCTCAACCGCCGCGACGAAATCCAACTAATCTCCAAAGAGGACATGCTCCGTCTTGACCCTGATCTCGAACTCGATGACATCGACGCCTTCGTCCTGACCTTCGCCCATGCCCTCGAGCCCCATGCGTCCGCAGGCGGTGAGGGCCCACATAGGCCTTTGATTGAAACGGAGTACGACCCCATTGCCCTCTTCGAGAAAGAACTTGGAGCTGCGGCATGACAGCCCCTCCTCCAGGGATCTCCTGCTCCACCTGTGATTTCTTCTGGCCCTCGAAGAACGAATGCCACATCCTTGCTCCCCTTACCGGAGGCGGTCCTTCCTGGCCAAATGTCGAACCAGATGATTGGTGCGCCCACCACAACCTCTGGCCCCAAACCATGGGAGGTGCCCACTCTTGGGGCCAACCTTCCCCCACTGGTGGCGAGAACAACGACTACTACACCCAATACCAAGTCATCCGCTCCGGCAACAACAACTACGTCAACAAGATCACCTTCTGGCAAAACCAGAACGGGGTTTGGTCCCAAACCACCTCCATCCAGGATCCCTGGCCATGAGTTTCGGATCCCCGCCCCCTGCGCCTCCGCTCCCAACTCTGCCGCAGGCCCCTGCCCCGCCTCCGATGTTTGGCCAGACGAGTCCGCAGGGCCAGAAACCCGCCCGCAAGGGCATGACTCCAACGTTCCTCGGCACTGCCCTGACCCCGCAGGTAGGGCAGACGGGGATGAAAACCTTGATGGGAACCTAGCTATGAGATTCCGTCTACGCACCGCTGTCCACACCCGCGAGGGCGAAGTCCTCGACGCAGGGACCTTCATCGGAGGCAAGGACGACATGTCCCTCCGAGAATTCAAACGTCGAATGGGCTCCACGGACGAAAGTCCGTTGTCTGTGATGGATCCCCTCGACGATGGTGCGCGTGCGCTGTTCGACCGTCATTGGCGCGTCGACGGCTCAGTTCCGGGGGGATTTGTAAAGGCCTAGCCATGCCCGTGATCCCCATCAACCCAGGCTCTGCTCAGGGCGCAGGTGCTCAGCTTCCATCCGAGTCGAATCTGTTGATGGCCCTAGCCGACATGCACGCGCAAGGCAGGGTCCCCCAATCCGACAACGGAGACCGGACCTCCGCCTCCCATAACGTGGCTCGAATCAAAGGCCTCCCTAGTGGCATGACTGGGGTCAGGAAACGCTGATGCCCGTTGTAGGCTCCAAAGAGTACGACCTGAAGCCCAAGATGCTTTCTGTCGTTCAGAAGGCCTCCAACCGTCGGTACGTTCTCAATGAAGTTAATAAGGAAGATATTGCATTCCGTAAGGCCGCTGAAGGGCGTCTTTATGGACTACGTGTTAATCGCTATAGTTGGTGGGTGCATTGGCGCGAACTTGCTGATTATATTCTCCCTCGTCGCTATAAGTGGCTCATTACCCCTAACCAGATGGCTCGTGGCAGTCCTATCAACCAGCATATCCTTGATAGCACTGGTAGCCTTGCTGCGAGAAATTTGGCCGCAGGATTGATGACAGGGTGCACCGACCCAACCAAGCTTTGGTTCCGCCTAAAGCTCGGCCATATCGACTCCACAATGCCTGGCCCAACCTCTATTTGGCTCAAGGCCGTTGAAACAATCATGTACGAAGTCATGGCGGAGTCCAACTTCTACACCGCCATGGCTGTGTTCTACTTCGACCTCGTCGTCTTCGGTAGCGCTGCGATGCTCATTTACGAGGACTTCGAACATGTCATCATGTGCTACAACCCCTGCCTTGGCGAGTACTACCTTGAGAACAGCGGACAGCTCTTCCCAAATGTCCTTCTTCGAGAATTCACCTACACTGTTTCCCAAACAGCTGAGGAGTTCGGAGTCGAGAACCTTTCCCCTTCCACCGCTGGACTCTGGGCCCAAGGTGGCGCTCAGCTCACTCGGGAACTCGTCGTTGCCCACTGTGTCGAGCCCAACAAAGACAGCCGAACCTACGGCGTCCCCTCCGAATTCGCCTACCGAGAATGCTATTGGGAATGGGGCGGCTCCGCTTCCCCTCAAGGAGGTTCGAATTACTCTCCAGGCCTGCTACGAAAGCGGGGGTTCCATGAGTCTCCTGCTATCATCGGAAGATGGGACCTTGTATCGAACGACGCTTACGGACGCAGCCCAGGAATGGATGCGCTAC